TCAATGGGTGATTCTGCTAGAACGTATAAATCATCATTGACTTCTTTCTCAGGAAGTTTAGATGTATTTTGGGATGAGACTGACACAAGTGGTCAAGGTGCTTTAACCATTGGCTCAGAAGTAACTCTTAATGTATATCCTGAAGGAGATACAGCAGGTGATACTTATTATACTGGTTCAGCTATTGTTACTGGTGTTTCAAGAAGTGCATCATTTGATGGATTGGTCGAAGCAAGTGTTTCAGTACAAGGTACTGGTGCATTAACATCAACAACAGTATAAGAAAATGTCAGCAATAGATAACGCAAAGAAGCATTTTGCAGAGCAAGATGTAAAAGTAATCGAAGTGCCTGAATGGGGTGAGGATGACAAACCTTTAAAAATATACAGTAAGCCATTGACGTTAGCTGAAACTTCTAAGCTCTACAAAATGAGTAAAGAAGATGATTTAACGATGATGGCTTATGTTCTTATTTACAAAGCACTAGATGAAAATGGAGATAAACTATTTGATTTAGCAGATAAAAATGCTTTATTAAACAATGTTGATAGAGAGATATTAGTTGGCGTTGCAACCAAGATTATGGGTCAAGAACCTATTGAGGACACGAAAAAAAACTAATAAAGGATACTAATTTATATGTGCAATATGCACTAGCTGAAAAACTGGGTAAAACCTTAGAAGAACTACAGCAAATTAGTGTCCATGAATATCAAGGATGGATAGCTTACTTAGAGTTAGCTGAAGAGAAAAGAAACAATGGCAAATAAGAAGGTAAAGTTTGAATTAACAGCAGTAGATAAGACTAAAGCAGCTTTTGATAAAGTTACTAAAGGACTAAAAACTGTTGGTGGTGCTGCTGCTGGGGTTACTAAAGGTGTTCTTGGTGTTGGTGCTGCTGTTACTGGTGCCGCATTGGCTTTTGGTGTTTTTACAAAAAAATCTTTTGAATATATTGATACTCTTGATAAAACATCAAAAAGAACAGGTATAGCTACTGATACTTTACAAGCATTTCAATTAGCTGCACTAGAAAGTGGTTCATCTGTTGAGCAGGCACAAAAAGGGTTAGAAAAATTTGCTAGAAGTGTTGGTGATGCTCAAAAAGGATTAAAAACACAAGCTGATATTTTTAAAGATTTAGGCGTAGAAATAGCTAATTCTGATGGAACTACAAGAGATTTTAATGACATTCTTTTAGATACTGCTGAAGGTATAAAAGGTTTTGGCACTGAAGCAGATAGAGCAAGTGCTTTAGCTAATTTATTTGGCAGAGCTGGTGTTGCTATGTCTGAAATATTTAAAGATGGTGCTAATGGAATCAATGAATTTACTAAAAGAGCACAAGATTTAGGAATTATATTACCAGAAAGTGTTATAGCAAATGTTGCTAAGTTCAATGACCAGTTTGCTGTATTTGGATTACAGGTTAAAGCTATTGGTAACAATATTACTGGTGCTTTAGCTCCTGCATTATCAATAGTAGTAACAAGATTATCTGAATTATTGACAGGTGCTAAAGGAACAGCAGATGGATTTGATGCTTTGGGTAAAAGTATTGCGATAAATATATTAGAAGGTCTAAAAACAGCAGGAATAGCTATACAGGCATTTTTGCAAGATACTGAAAGATTATTTTTAACATTTGCCGCATCAGGTGCTGGTGAATTTTTTGGACTTCAATTAACTGAATCACAAAAATTAAAAGTTGAGTTAATTAATTTAGAAAAACAACAAGAAGCATTAACTAAAAAAATGGAAAAACCTATTGAATCAGTAATTCCATTAATTGTTAATGATATGGCTTTACTGCAATATGAATTTGATGGTGTATCTAGCAGAATTGCAAGAATTAGAAAAGAATTAGGTGAAGATTTACCAAGTGAAGAAAATAGCCTAATAACATTTATGGATGAATTAATACAAGCTGTTAAAGATGGCGGTAGTGGTTTTGAGGAATTGTTTAAATTAGTTGGTGGTGGATTTACAAATTTACAAGACCCTTTAGATGTTTTTAGAAGTCAGTTAAATGATGTAGAAAAAACCATCAAACAAACAACAGTAGGTGCTATGAAAAAATTTGAAGATTCTATTATTGAAGGATTAAAAACTGGTAAATTATCATTTAAAAACTTTGCTGATTATGTAATAGAGCAATTATTAAGAATTGCTATACAGCAAGCGATATTAAAACCTATTACTGGCAAATTTGAAAATTTCTTTGAAAATCTTTTTCCTTCAAAAGAAAATAAAGCATTGGGTGGTTTTGTTGGAGCAGGTAAACCATATATGGTTGGTGAATCAGGTAGAGAATTATTTATTCCAAACCAATCAGGTCAAATAGTAAGTAATCAAGATTTAAAACAAATGGGAGGTCAAGCTGCACCTACAGTCAACTTTAATATCTCAACAGTAGATGCTGCTGGATTTGACCAGTTGTTAGCATCAAGAAAAGGATTGATAACATCAATCATAAACAATGCCATGAATAATCAAGGCAAGATGGGAGTCGTATAATGTCAGGACAATTTCCAACATCTCCTAATTTTAGAAGTTTAAATTTTAAAGATAATAGACCTAACTTATTGAATCAAACATTATCAGGTAAAAGACAGGTTAGGCAAATAGGCTCACAATATTTTTCTTTTACAGTGCAAATGCCACCCTTACAACAAGAAAAGGCTCAAGAAGTATTTGCATTTTTACAAAAACAAAAAGGTTCTTTTGGAACATTTACTATACAAGCACCATTAGATAATTTAGGTGCAAGCAAATCAGAAACAGATATTTTAAGTAGGCTTGGACATTCAGCAGGTGATTTTGAAATAGAAATTGATGGATTTTCACAAACAACAGGTGCTTTAAAAGCTGGTGATTTAATAAAATTTGATAGTCATTCTAAAGTTTATATGGTATCTCAAGATGCTAACGCATCAGGCGGTGAAGCAACAGTTACTATATCACCACCACTTGTAACCTCTATAAGTGGTAATGACCCTGTTACTGTAAACAAACCTAGTTTCACTGTTTATCTTGAATCAAATGAAATAATGTATTCAACAGATGCCAGTGGTTTTTATAACATTTCATTTGATGTTAGAGAGGTTATAACCTAATGCCTAGAAGTTTATCTGCTGCTTTACAAACTCAAGTATCAGCAGAAGCAACTAAGACAGCTTTTTTAGTTGAACTTAATTTATCTTCAACTATCAGATTAACTGATTGGTATACTAATGTTATTTATGATTCAAATACTTATGAAGCTGGTGGTAGTTTTTTAACAGTTGATGTAACAGCAGAAACTGGTCAATTACAGGTTAATGAAATTAATTTAGGTTTTTCAAATGTAACTGACCAAGTTAGGTCATTAGTTCAAGATGGCTCTTTCACAGATAAAACAGTTGATATTTATTTGGCTTATTTTTCAGGCGAAACTATTATAGGTGCAATAAATTATTTTACAGGACAAATAAGAAATGTATCGATTGCAGAAAGCATTGATAATTCATCTTTAAGCATGACTGTAGCTTCTCATTGGGCGAATTGGAGTTTAACAAAAGGAAGACATTTTTCTGATGAATCACAAAAAGCATTTAGTTCAGGTGATAGGGGAATGGAATTTGCTACTCAAGTTAAATCAGATGTTAGGTGGGGTGTCTAAATGGGAGAATTTTTTGCCCAAATAGGTGCAGCAATATACAAAATTGTAACAAGTAAAGCCTTTAAAATAGCTTTTAGAGTTGTTACTGCTGCAGTAGGTGTTAAAAATTATAGACAAGCACAAGATATGCTTGCTCAATCACAAAATATTCTAGCTAATAAAACTGCTGCTGGTGGCAAGATTCCTGTTGTATATGGTACAAGAAGAGTAGGTTGTCAGGTGGTCTATATGGATGTTTCTAATAATGATTCACGTCATGTATTTTTAGTTTATGCTTTATCAGTAGGTGAATGTGAAGAAGTTTTAGGTAAAACAATACAATTAGATGGCAACCCTTTAACTGATTCTGCTAGATTCAAATATGGTTGTTATATTGGCTCAGATAAAATATCTTCAGGTTCAGGTTCACTAAATACAGTTTCTCAAGTTGGTCCTACTATAAGTGCTGGTGCTGGTCAATTTGGAACAAGTCCTACATCAAGATATAGAATTACATTTAATATTCATCATGGTGCTACAAGTCAAACAGCAGACCCAATGCTTGTAGCTTCAATGCCTAATTGGACTTCATCACACAGGTTAGATGGTATTTGTTATATTGCAGCACATTATAAATTTGATAAAGAAGGAATGTTTGCTGGTATTCCTCAAATGACTGTTCAAGTTAGAGGTAAAAAAGTTTATGACCCTAGAGATTCAGGTCAAACATTTGGAACTCCATCTACTTATGAGTTTTCAAGCAATCCAGCTTTATGTTTTTTAGATTACATTACTAATAATGAATATGGTAAAGGTTTAACAGCATCACAAATTAATATGTCAACCTTTAGCTCTGCTGCTAATGTTTGTGATACACAAGTTGACCAGCCTTACTTTAATGGAACAGCACAATCAGTCACATGGTCTGCTAATAGTGGAGATGACTTTTTTACTATTTCAGGAACAGGTGCAAATGATGTATGGTGGCAAAATAAGATAGGACAAATAATAAAACTTTTTGATGCTAATGGTAATGGTGTTTTAGATGGTAATGAAATTAAAGAAATACAAAGAACGCATTTCTTTGAACAGGTGGAGCAATATTTAGTTTATATAGATGGTACTTTTACTAGTTCTTATTCATCACAAACAGGAACTTCGTTATTAAAAGTTAAAAGATTTACTTGTAATGGATATTTAGATACTAATAAAAATGTAATGGAAAATGCTAAAGAACTTCTTGCTAATATGAGAGGTATTTTTCTTTATATTAATGGTCAATATGAATTACAAATAGAAGATACAGGTTCATCATCATTTAGCATAACTGATGACCACATAATTGCTGATGCTGGCATATCAGTTGATTATGGAAACAAAGATAAAAAAGCAAATAAGGTTATTATTGAATTCTTTAATGCTAATAAAAAATACGAATTAGATACAGCTACAGTTTTACATGATGCAACTCCTGAATATTACTCAGATGATAATGATGAAATATTAGAAATAAAGGCTGAGTTTCCTTATATAACTGACCCATATATTGCCTATAACATGGGTAAAACAATATTAACTAGAAGCAGAAAACAAAGAACCATACAGTTTTTAGGAACTCCTGAAATGTATAAGTTAAATGTAGGAGATATAGTAGATTTAACTTATGCAGGTTTGGGTATTAGTTCTGCTAATAATAATCACATACATAGAGTAGAAGCATTAGAACTACAACCTAATGGTTTAGTTGCAGTTAGCTTAATAGAATATTTTGATGTTTATACTTGGCAAACTCCACCTCAAGAACCAGTAGAAGAATTAGCTAACCTACCTTCTGCTTATGCAGTTAAAGCTCCAACTAACATAACTTTTACTGATACTAATTCTAGTTCTACTGGTAGACCATTTTTATCTTGGGATGAGCCAACAGATTTTCCTGATTATCAATATAGGATTAATGTTGTAGATAGTTCAGGCAACCAAGTTTTAAATAAAATAGTAGATGTAACCAATGTAGATTTGAATTTTTTACCAGTTGGAACTAATTATGTTGCAAGTATAAGTTCGCTTAATACATTAAATTCTGAATCTGACCCTGAAACTTTAACTTTTTCTGTATCAAATGAACCTGTTAATGGTGGTGTTGATATACAAGCAAATACAATTACAGGTACACAAATTAATGTTGATGTTTTAAATGTAAAACATTTTGATGATGTATCTGCTGATATAAAAAGTCATTTAACTACTGAAACTTTTGTACCTTTAGAAGTATTTGGTAGTGTATTTCAAAGAGGAAGTACAAATTTTACAACTAATACAACTGCAACAGGCACTTATTTATCTATGACCATTAATGAAGTCAGAGATGGTGCAAATTATAGAGCAATATTATCAGGAGTTTATGGTGATTGTACTGGTGGTTATTTGGAATATAGTTTAGATAATAGTACATGGACTCAAGCATCAGGTGGTATACAAAACATAACTTTTGCAGCAGGCACATTTAGAACTTATGTATTTGCTTATTCAGGTGAAATAAGTGGACTTTCAGGAACACAAAGTTCAGTTTATTGGAGATTAAGATGGACAACTACTTTAAATTCAACTTATCAATCTCTTTATGTATTTATAGATAACACACAATAACATGGCAAATTTTACAATATACAAAACAGATACAGGCGAAATACTATCAAATGGTACAACTAATGCTTCTATAGAAGATTTTATTTTAGAAGATGGTCAATCAATAATAGAAGGAATATATGAAGTTAGTGAATATAAAATTATTGATGCTTCTCCTGTAGAGCAAAGTATAGATTTTTGGGAAACAATTAGATTACAGAGAAACGAATTATTAAATCAATCAGATTGGACTCAAGTAAATGATAGTCCTTTATCTGATTCTAAAAAACAAGAATGGGCAACATATAGGCAATTATTAAGAGATTTACCAAATACATATCAGTCAGTTAATAATATTGCCGATGTAATATTTCCAACTATCCCTGAATGATTTAAGATATATAAAATAGGATTTTATTATGGCACAACACGATTACAACTTAGTTAACCAAACAGGTGCAGATTTTAGAGCAGATTTAAACAATGCTCTTTTAGCTATTGCAACTGTTAATAGTGGAGCAACTGAACCAACTACTACTTTTGCTCATCAATTATGGGTAGATACAGGAAACAGTGTATTAAAGATAAGAAATGGCACTAATAGTGCTTGGGTTACTACAGGTGTTAGTATTACTACATCAAACATACTTACAGGTGACTTAACAGGTAATGTCACTGGTAATGTAACAGGTAATGTTACAGGTAATGTGACTGGCGATTTAACAGGTAATGCAGATACAGCTACTATACTTGCAACTGCAAGAACTATATCTTTATCAGGAGATGTTGTAGGTTCAGCTTCTTTTGATGGTAGTGGTGATATTACTATTTCAACTACAGCACAAATTGATTCTATTGCTTTAGGTACTGATACAACTGGTGATTATGTTGAATCTATGTCAGGTGGAACTGGTGTAACAGTAACAGGTGGAACTGGTGAAGGTTCTACTCCTAGTATTGCTATAGGACAAGCTGTAGCTACTACAAGTGATGTTACTTTTAATACTATAACTGCAACTGACCAGTTTATAGGCGATATAAGAGGTGCTGTAAGATTTAATGCTAAAGCAGATGGTGCTTTATCAAAAGGTGATGTAGTTTATATTTCAGGTGTATCAGGTGATAATCCAACAGTAGCTCAAGCTAAAGCTGATGATGCTTCTAAAATGCCTGCATTTGGTTTTGCTGCTGAAGATGCTAATGATAATGCTGCTGTTGAGGTTGTAACTTTTGGAACTTTAGCAGGATTAGATACTTCAGAAGTATCAGAAGGACAAGTCTTATATGTATCTACTACAGCAGGTGAATATACAACAACTAAACCAACAGGTGAATCTGCTTTATTACAAAACATAGGTAAAGTTCAAAGAAGTCATGCAGCTGAAGGTTCAATAAAAGTAGGTGGTGCTGGTAGAAGTAATGCTACACCTAATCTAAATGATGGCAATATATTTATAGGTAATGCTTCTAATCAAGCAGTTACAACAACTCTTGATACTTCTATAGTTGTTGAGA